CCTTCGGGAACGCATGACAACCTAGCATGGAACGGGGCTAGGGTATATGGAGATTACCATGCAAGTAACCTACGTATATCGTGGCATTGCTTACACAAAAATTGTGAAGTAATAACAGCACGGGGAGCACCTCAGAGTCGGACTCCCCTGCCCTTGGCACAAGCCCAGTACGCTGGACACCTTATGCCGTCTAGACGGTGGGATAGACCACAAAAAAATCTCGAGAAAAATTAGATCTAAGCAATATAAATCAATAACAATCCATATCAATGGCACAACAATCAACTAATGATCCCGCAAGCCTTACACGGCAGGGTCAATTAAATAGTGCAGGCGATCAGAGAGCACTATTTTTAAAGTTGTTCAGTGGAGAGATGTTCAAAGGCTTCCAGAGAAATACAATCGCTAGAGACCTTGTAATGAAGAGAACACTTACAAACGGTAAGTCACTTCAGTTCATCTACACTGGACGTACAAAAGCCGAGTATCATACACCCGGTAACAGCATACTAGGTAACTCCGATGGAGCACCTCCAGTAGCTGAAAAGACAATTACATGCGATGACTTATTAATCAGTTCAGCATTTGTCTATGAGCTAGACGAGACATTAGCACACTACGATCTACGTGGTGAGATCTCTAAGAAGATTGGCTATGCTCTAGCTGAGAAGTACGACAGACTTATCTTCCGTCAAATTGCGAAAGGTGCACGTCTTGCTTCACCAATCACTAAGTCAGGCTATGTTGAGCCCGGCGGAACACAGATCAGAGTAGGTACAGGTAACGCTACTAACGCTTACGATGCTTCACTTCTTCAAAACGCTTTCTACGATGCAGCTGCTGCACTAGATGAGAAAGGAGTTTCTACTGAAGGTAGAGTTGCTGTGTTAAACCCAAGACAATACTACGAACTAATACAAAACGTTGGTTCTAGTGGTCTTATCAACAGAGACGAGTCTGGTGATGCACTACAGTCTGGACAAGGCATCATTGAAATTGCAGGCATCAAGATCTTCAAGTCAATGAACATTCCATTCTTCGGAAACTACGGTACTAAGTACGGTTCTGCATCTGCAACAAACCCCGGTATCACAAGTCCCGGAAATGTAGGTTCATTCGTAGGTAGTGATTCTGAGTTAGAAGATGCTAGATCAAACGTGACTGGAATCCATAACAACTATGGTAATCACTCTGACTTTGAAAACAGCTGCGGACTAATCTTCCAGAAGGAAGCCGCTGGTGTTGTAGAAGCTATCGGACCACAGGTTCAGGTAACTTCAGGTGATGTATCCGTTGTTTACCAAGGTGACGTAATCCTTGGAAGACTAGCTATGGGTGCAGACTTCCTAAACCCAGCTGCTTGTGTTGAGTTAGTTGCTGGTGCTGCCCCTGCTTCAACAGGTAACGCTGCATTTGGTGACAACTATCCAACTAACGCTTAATTTTTATTTTTTATACGGGAGCTTCGGCTCCCCTTTTTCTTATGGCAACCACAACTATTGACATCGACACAGAACTGTCCGCAGTAAACAATATACTGGGGGCTATAGGTCAATCACCTTTAACAACTTTAAACTTTGATAACCCAGAAGTATCATTTATATACAATCTACTCCGTGATGCCAACGTAGACACGCAGGCAGAGGGGTGGCACTTTAACACAGAGAAGCATGTAAGATATACACCCGACTCTGTGACTGGTAAAATAGCTATAGGTAATGATATATTATCTATGGACGTTCATGATAATCATATACGTAGAGACTATAATCTCGTACGTCGTAACGGATATTTATATGATAAGCAAACTCACACAGATGATTTTTCTACAATAGATAGTATTGATCTTGATGTTGTACGATTATACAACTTTGAAGATCTACCTATTGTATTTAGGCGATTTATAACATACAGAGCAGCCGCAGCAGCAGCTACACAATTAGTTGCAAACCCTAACTTAGTTAAATTGTTAGGTAATCAAGCTGGTTTAGCCAGAGCAGCTCTACAAGAATACGAGTGCAACCAAGGAGATCATAACATGTTTGGATTCCCTGACGATAGTGCACATCAAACTTACCAACCTTGGAGAAACCTTAGACGATAATGGCAAGCGTAACACAAACTATCCCTCAGTTCTCACTAGGTATGTCAGAACAGCCTGACAACCTAAAGTTCCCCGGCCAAGTAACAGAAATAGTAAACGCTATACCAGATGTTACAAAAGGACTGTTTAAAAGACCGGGTGCTAAAAGAATAGGAACCAGTCCACTAGCTAATGTACAAAGCGGTGGGTCTTGGTTTCATTACTTTCGTGATGAGACAGAGGGATCTTACATAGGACAAGTAGCAGCTGACGGACAAGTTAGAGTATGGCGTTGTAGTGATGGACAACAGATGAGTACAGTTTACGGCACAGGAGGTCAGACTGCTATACAAAACTATCTAGCTACAAGCACACCAGAGAATCTACAGTTCTTAACTATTAATGATACTACATTTGTTAGTAGTCGTGATAGTACTAACTCCAATACCATAGTAGGAGAAACTGGTACATCAACAGCAAGACCAGATGCACACTTTGCAATGCTGGAATTACTACGAACAGAAAACGGAAGACAATATGGTATTGATGTATTTAGAACTGCTGATGTCACAACTCTCACTCGTGCTACACGTATTAAAATATCAGCTGATACTTTATTTGAAGGTGATGGGTCAGGATCGTGTCCCGGAATCGGTACACAAGTATTTAGTGTTGACTCAGGTTCAAAGAAAAACTTAATATTTAGACTTAATATTCTAGGGCAGCAAGGTGTTAGCCCTAACTATAATGCAAGCAGCGATGGACCAGACGGAGATAACTACCAGTGCAGCTACCAAAGAGAAGTAGTATTACTACATGGTGGTGAAGGCTGGGCTGTAGGTGATACAGTTACAGTAACACTAGACTCTGCAAAAGGTGGAGGTGGTACTACCAAAGCACAGGCACAAACAACTGATGCAACCTATACTATACAGGTAGAAGAGGTAGAATCTACTCAGGTAAATGCTACAATTAGTAGTAATGGTGACGGTCTTGTACGTCCAGAGCCTACACCTTTTGATGCTCAAACAGCTGTAACTGCTGATACAATTATTGGTGGTATTATAGCAGATCTACCTAGCGGAATTACAGGTAAACAAATAGGTAATGGTATATATCTATCTAGCTCAAACTCATTCACAGTTAATATTGTAGAAAATGACTTAATGAGAGTCATGCAAGGTTCAGTAAATGATGTACAAAACTTACCAAACCAGTGTAAACATGGGTATATAGTTAAAGTATCTAATGCTTTACGAGCAGAAGAAGATGATTATTACCTAAGATTTGAAGGTCAAAATGATAAAGATGGTAGTGGATCTTGGACTGAATGTGCAGAACCGGGAATAACTACAACGCTTACTAACATGCCTTTAGTTATACAGCGTACAGGTACAACTACATTTACTGTAAAACAATTTACTTATGGACAACGGGATGTTGGTGATACATTTACTAACCCAATGCCATCATTTGTAGGTAAACGTATTAACAAGGTACTATTCTTTCGTAATAGATTAGCACTTTTAGCAGGCGAGAATGTTGTTACATCTAGACCGGGTACTTTAGGAGAACCTAACTTCTTTATTGAAACAGCTCTAACAGTATCAGTAGCTGACCCTGTAGATATATCAGCTGCATCTATGTTTCCATCTGACTTGTTTGATGGTATAGAAATCAATGCTGGTTTACTTGTATTTAGTACAAACCAACAGTTCTTATTAGCATCAGATGATACAGTCTTTAACCCTGACACAGCTAAACTAAGAAGTATAGCTACATTTAATTATAACGAAAACATGGCTCCTATATCTCTAGGAACTACAGTGGCTTACATAGATAACTCTGGTAAGTTTAGTAGATTTAACGAGATGGCTAACTCAGCACGAGAAGGAGAGCCTAATATTATAGAAGTTAGTAAAGTTGTTCCTACATTACTACCTAAAGATATAGACTTAATAACTAACTCTAGAGAAAACTCTCTTGTATTGATAGGTAAAACAGGAACTGACGAAGTGTTTGGTTATAAGTATTTCCAGACAGCTGAAAAACGAGTGCAAGCTGCATGGTTTAAATGGAAGCTAAACAATCCATTAACTTATCATTTTATTATTAATGATGAATATTTCTTTTTAGATAGTGATTACTATTTACAAAGCATTAAGCTAGTACAGGCTGACTCAGATCCTAGTATAGTACAGGATAATGTAGACTTCTTATTACATTTAGATAACCATACTACTGTAAGTGGTGGTAGCTACAGTGCATCTACAAATCTAACTACATTTTCTAGTGTTAGTTGGTTAAGTTCTGTAACAACACCTAACCACGATCTAGTAGTAATTGATACTAATACTAACTCAACACGTCTTGGTCGTTATGCTAAACCTACAGTCTCAGGTACAAGCTTTACTTTACCCGGTAATTGGTCTAGTGCAACACTTACGATAGGTTACATATATCCATACCAAGTTAAGATACCAACACTTTATCCTACTAAAATAGACGGACAACGATCTACAGCAGACGTGAACTCTTCTCTTGTATTACATAGAGTCAAGTTTCACTTCGGTAAGATAGGTCTATATGAAACCACACTTGAACGTGTAGGTAAAACAGATTATACAGAAGTATATGAGTCTACAGAACTTGACGAGTACGACGCATCTGATGCACCATACTTAGAAGAGTTTATTAAGACTATTCCTGTATATGAAAAGAATACAAATGTTGAGATAACACTCAAATCATCACACCCTGCCCCGGCTACATTAAGATCAATGTCATGGGAAGGCGATTACTCACCCAAATATTACCGCCGTGTATAACATACAACTCACAGAAACAGAACTTAGATACTTTTATTGGAGAATGAAAACCAATAAATGGTACGAACCCTACACTAAAAGAGGAATGACTCAAGTGCCATGGGAACCTTGGATGGCAGATACAATAAATAAACTAGAACCGATATATGAAAACCTCAAGTAAATACATTCACCCAATAACTTTAAAGGCTGCCCTAGAGGTGGCCTCTAATTTACGCTCAGACGACTTCAGAGAGCTCTCAGACGGCCATGGACTAGATCCACTATTATATCTAGCCGCCATGTCTGCTGACCCCTCTGCGGTCTATTTTACGGCTCCTAGCGGCAAGGCTGCTGGTGTGGCAGGCGTAGGAGACAAGGGCGATATTTGGATGCTTTGTACAAATGAAATCCATAAAGTACCGATTTTATTCTCAAGACAGGCAAAGCGGTTTGTCGATAGCCGTACGGAACCTTTACTTTGGAATATAGTTGACAGTCGAAACACAGCACATCTTAAATTGCTGAAGTTTCTTGGCTTTAAGTTTTTACGTAAGTTAAAACACGGGCCAAACAATGTAACATTTATTGAATTTTGCCGTGTGCATAGACGCTAATGCTGGAGCCAGAGCTGCTGCCAGACAAAGGAACAAAGAGAAGCATGCTAACTTTGCTCAGAACGCTTTAATGTTCTTTAACAAAGAGACAAGTTTAGCAAGAGCTCAGAACAGAAATGTAATGGGGTACAGTCGTGACCTCAGTGATGCTTACGTAAGAGCTATTTATACTCAAGGTAAGGGTCGTTTAAGAAACCAGAAACTCGTTGCACAATACTTTGGTAAAAAGAAAATTGACGAGGGTGGTAGGAGTAGAACATTTGGTAAGAAACAGTACCAAGGTTTACTCAGAAGTCAAGCAGAAATACAAGGTATAACACGTAACATGTTTGGTCGAAACATGGCATATGCTCAAGAAGGTGCAAGACGTAAGTTCCAAGCTGCTAATGCTCAAGCTAGACAAAAGCTAGGTATTCCTCCAGCATTTGGTGCTCCAGTTATGTTACCTCCAACAGATTACTTTACAGGTGCATTACAACTTGCAAGCACTGCTATGAGTATTGCTTCACCATTTATCATAAAATCTGATAAAAGAGCAAAAGAAAATATAAAACAGGTAGGTGTATCACCACAAGGTTATAAAATCTATGAGTTTAACTACATAGGTGGAGACGTAAGATTCCGTGGAGCTATGGCTCAGGATGTTCTTAAGAAAAATCCAATGGCTGTAGGCATAGACCAGAACTACTTAACTGTTGATTATAGCAAAATTGATGTAGATATGGAGGTCGTATGACATCATCATTTCAGAACGTCGTTGGTACGCCACGAGATGCAGTCCCTGACATAAGTAAAACTAATTACTTACAGACATCTCCAGACATGACTGAAGCTGTTAATGAAGACAGCGAAAAAAGAATCAAGGACACTAAGGAGTTCTTTAATCAACTTATAGAACTAGAGGAACTAGCCGCCAGTAAAATGGATAAACGGCTAGATGCCATTTCAAATATTGTTGGTACTATAGGTGATATTAGAAAAAACAGGTTAGCAAAAGAAGCTGACGGATTAACTAAAGAGTTTCTTAAAAAAGAAAGATTAGAATTTCAAGAACAAATAGGCACAGTTGTTGAAGGCACAAAGGATAGTACCGCTTTCCAAGAAGCATTAGCTTTAGGTGAAATTGGCCGTGATACTAATTTAAAACTTGCAGAAAAGCTAGACTTACAATTAGGTATTATTCCTGACGAACAGTTAGCAGGGAAGGTCAATGAGCACATGTCCCACTATATTTCTCAAGGTAGACCTTTAATTGTAAACGATATCTTGAATCATTATGGTGCAAACAATGCAACCTCACAAGATGAGTTTACAGATTACAGACGTAAAACTTTAGATGGAGTTTATCGAACCGTAATTTATAACTGGTTAGCATCAGGTGGTGATCCTACTGACCCTCGCTTAGAACGTCAATTATTTGAAAAAGTTTTACCAGTATATAGTAAACAACTAGATACAGCACAAAAAAGATTTGTTTATCAGTTAGAAGAAACTCAAAAAAATGAAAGAGAAAGAGTTATAGATAGCAGACTTACTGCTGCTATAAAAAAATCAAAAACTAACTTTTATGGTAAGGAAGGTGCAGTATCTCAAATTAAAGCAGAAAAAAACTTAGATGCTGGACAGACGCTAGATTTTGTTTATGATCGTGTTGGAAAATTAGTTGGTACAGGTGAGCTTGAACCAGACGAAGGCTTAAGAATAATTGATGAGTTAGAATATACTCCTGTTAATGAACCAGAAAAAACATATAAAAATGTTGACGAGTATTTGCAGAAAGTAAAAAATAAAAATACTGCATTTTATGCTAAAGCTAGTGCAAGAGTACAAAAACTTAGAAACACTATAAACACTAAAAAACAAGAAATATACGACCAGCAAGTAACCACAAGTAAGGTTATGGCTAGAGAGTTTGAAAGAGATGAGATAGACCCATTAGTAGCAGCTAGTGCTGATGGTACATTAGAAACTTCACAGATACGAAGTTTGTATGAAGAATTTACTGATCCTCGTAATGGCTGGTATATGGAAGGCGTAACTCCGATTCCTAAAAAGTTAGAAAGTATGCACAATAAAACGCATACAGGTGGTGTTAGGGATAAGCAAGTCCAACTTGTTGATGAATTTGCAGCTCAGATTAATGAAGCTGTAGATAACATAGAAGATTTGTATAAAGAAAAACAAACTTTAGAAGCTAAAAGTAAATTGGGACGTAGTGATTCTAAAGCTGTTAAAAGGTTACAAGCTGAATTTTTAAGATTGTTGTATGGTGAAAATGGTAAAGAACTTGAAGCTGTCAAGATGGCTATAGGTACAAACCAGTATACATTTGACGACAAGGTGCGTGAAATTGAAGCAGATCTTTTAAAAAGGTTTGATTCGATTGTAGCAGAACCACCTATAAAACCATTAGGTGAGTCAGTTCGTGCTACATTAGAACTTAGAAATCAAGTTAAAGAAAATCGAGATTTATTATACAGCAAGACAGCTCTTCAAGGAGAAGATGTCAACAGATTATTTGACTATCTAAATACTGGTGGAGAAAGAAATAAAGAATTAGGGCAGTTTTACAAAAATGCACGTTTCACAGTTATAGAAGAAGATGGCACAGTTAGAGTACTTGGTGGTTATGAAGCTGCTGAAGTTCGAGGTAAAGAGCTTGGTATCTATGACCAGAAAGGTAAAAAGTTAATGAACTTTAACGCTAAGATTCTAAAAGATTACAAATTAGTCAATGATGTAGAAAATAAGACTACTGCTCAAAAAGTTATCAAGGCGTTTTCTGAAGGTAAAGGTGAGAAGATGACAGAGTTTCTTACTCAACATGCTATAAATAGAAGTGGTGGTACAACTCAAGTCGAAGATACTGGTTATACTTATAGATCACGTAGTGGTTTTAGCGGTAAACGAGAAGGTGTAACAAGAATGGACGGTGCTCGCATTGTAAAGCTAGCACAAGAAGGCTCTACTGATTTTGGTCGCTATCTTCTTTCTAATCAAAATATACTGTTGTTACATGAAAACGGTATGATAGACTTGACCAAAGAGTTTACAGAAGATCAGCAAAGTTTAGCTGTGATTAATCTTATGGCTTTAAATGCTAATCGTACAAATTCTATTAGTGGAGCTGTGACTGAAGACACCAAAAACTTTAGAAAGCTGACTAATTTTTCATCTGAAGAGCTAGAGGCTATTAAACAGGTATTCCCTAACTTAAGTGAAAACTATTTTGCTCAATTCCAAACTTTAGAAAAAGAAGTTGCTCAACTAATTCTTAGTGATTTAGAAAAGTATCAACAAGATATAGCAGCAAATAGACAGAAGAGGAAGGAAGAAATAGAAGCAGAAAGACTAAGAAGATCAAAATTAAGTAAACGAGAACTAAGAGGCAGATGACTGATTCCTATGGATTAAGCGACGAAAATGTCGATTTAGCTGCTGAACGTGTTGAAGATTATTTAAGCGAAATAGAAGCAAGAGATGCAGCACGACAAGCAGCTGAACAAGAAGCTTCAGCAAATGAAGATCAGGCATTAGCTCAACAAGAAGATCCGAGAAATGCGGAAACATGGGGAGCTAAAGCTTTTATAAAAGAGGGTCAGTCCATCTTATCAGGTGGTTTACAAGATACT